TTATTCTGCTGCTGGTTCCTCGGATTTTTTGGGCTCAAGTGCTGCAACGCGAGCAGTCAACGCCTCAATCTGAGCCATTAGCGCCAGGATGGCTTCATGATGTAACGCAGCCGCTACACCCGCAGTATCAGGGCTTAGAACATTTTTAATTACGGTACCGTCGTCTAATTCTCTGTCGCCAGTCACGAACACATTATCCGGGAATACGGACTGAACCTCCTGAGCAATGAACCCGATGCCAGGCGAGACACCATCCAGACGTTTCCACGAAACACCGCGAATAGCCTGCATTTTCTCCAGAGGGTCCGCAATGCGTTCAATATTAGTTTTCAGGCGCTCGTCGGAGTTTGAAATCCACGAGCCAGGTGCAGTCGCAGAACCGCCCTGATCAAACACATAGCGCGTGTAATTCCCTGTGGAACTGGTCTGAATAGCAATAATGGCGCGCGAGCCAACGTTCTGTACCACCGATCCATGAAACAACACTTGCACTTGCTGATAAACACCACTTGACCAGCCTGCACTGAATAATGGTGTCACTGTTTCAGTGTTGGCTGCGGGAAAAGTGGCAGGAGATGCAGCACGAATGTAGGCGTCTCCCGTAATAATTCCGCCGGTTTTCCCGTTAATTGTATTCAGCCGCGAATCATTGCCCTGGCAAAACGATCCGGGGGTAGTGCCGAATGGATTTGCTAATCCCGTTCCCCCCTGGGATTGACTGAGGGGTGTTGTTAATCCGGACAAACTGGTGATATCGTTGTTCGCGCCTTTTTTTGCCAGCGACTTCTGACCGGGAACCGTGATAGCAGCACCGTTAGTCGTGATAGTGACGTCACCCGCCCCATTCATCACGTCGGCGAAACCGCTCATATTTTTTTGATACAGCGTCAGCGTCTCAGCGATGTTTTGAGCCAGGCCGTCAACGCTCAGACTATCGCTCAGCAGGATGGCGTAAGCGGTACCCGCAGCAATTGCCGGGTTTGCCGCTGGCGTCACGGTGAGCTGGGTTGCGCTGTTGATGTTCGTTATCTGAAAAACCTGTGGGGAAGCAGACAGGGAAATTAACGTGCACCCAACGCGGATAAGCGACCCTGCTGCTATAAAATTCGTACCGGTACCCGTCAGCGTGTTTCCGACAATAGCAATAGTGCCAGTTGTGTAATTCATATTTTCTCCAAACGTAAAAAAATGCCGAATGAACCGTACCTAAAAAATTGGACATTAAACCAATCGATAGATGTATAGCTCACTGAGCGGGTTAAAGACTTATTTTTAACTGAAATAATATCATTACGGTGATATTTTTCTGGTCTCCGGGCTTGAAGCGCGAGTGTGATATAGTCTGCCTGGCCTTATGATATTCTCAACTTACATTTTCAATGCTTAAAATAAACAAATCTGACTAATAAATGTATGGTATTAACGGAATTGATATATTTGAATTAGCAGAAGAGACTATCGCATATTGAGAAGTCCATATTGATCGCGTCTTACTGTTACCTGTTCTTATACTATTACCCAACATCATTAACCCTCGTTTCCTTAACCTACACCAACCACCATGACTAGACGACTCATAGCCGTTTGTACCAAGCAAAACCATGTTATTTCCCACATCTTGCCAGTCTGAATTAAATACTCTAAAACCACCAAGTATTAGAGGCTTTCTAGTTGTGGAAAACGTACATTGCCCTGCTGCATTAAATATATTCAAACCAGTACCAGGAACCGGGGAACTAACTGAAAATATAGAAATATAAACATCTAACTCAATAGAAAAATCACCAGAATCTTTATAGTTGCGGTAGGCTAGTATCTTACCACCTTCTTTTGTTAAAGTAGCTTCAGCATGGCTCCACTTAGCAAATACTAGCCCATCTGCGGGTAAAGTATATTCGCCATTTATATGCACCCACCCACTAAATACACAGGTTGCTATCTTTGATGTATCTGTTATGGCAGTAAAGTCAGTAGAATCAGCTATTAACAGTCCTCTATTGCCTTGCGGAGCACTTGCCGGAAAAATTTGCCAAACCTGCCCACTAACCATACTATTTAAAACAGTACTACCTAATTTAACTTCTTGTCTCATTAACGTTCCGTCAAATGAAACCTTATTAAGGTAACTAATAGTACCTATTATACTAACACCTGTAGGTGGAGCATAAGACGCAGTATAATCAGTTGTAAAAAACGGAGTTCCCCCTTGCAATATCTCAGGGATAAGAGCTTCTCTTCTGTCATCATATCCTCCAAAATCTTGGCACAACGAAGGGCATTTCATTCCTGCCGTAATTTCCATCGGAGGGCGACCATCATTATAGTTTATATACAGTCCATTTGGCATTTTACCAAGTCCCCAACCTTATTAAACCACCACCAGGTAAATTTACAGTAAGCCCGTTTCCATCAATCACCACGGCATTGTTCGCACCGTTAAAACTGAAATTGCCCGATGTGGCGTAAAGCGCACCGCGAACCGTCACATTGCTGAATTCAGATGAGCCATCTTTACCAATTCGCCAGCCAGCTGAGCCAGCCACGTAGTTATTCGACTGGATATACGCCCCTATTTTTGCGTTGGTGATGGTCCCGTCCTGGATAAACGTGTCACGAATAAACGTCTGGCCGTTCTGAATAACAAACGGCAGCGTGACGGCTGAACCAGCCTGAGACATAACAGCGAAACGGTCAGCAAGGAAAATAACCTGCGACTGCATACCACCAGGCGTGTTCTGCACACCCAGCCCCATCCCTGCCGCGTACTGCACACCGTTGGCATCCACGCCGACCTTAATCGAGTACATCGCGTTCAAGTTGCCGTTGATATCTGCTACTGCCTGGGCGTTAGTGGTAATTGCCGCAGCCTGGCCGTTTACCGTGACGCTCAGTGAGTTGATTTTCGTTGCAGAGGTCTGCGTAAAATCAGACATCGTTTTTGCGAAGTCCGTGATATTGGCATTGCCGCCAGCGGTCACATCCAGGGTTTTCAACGATTCCGCAACGGCTTTGCTCGCGTCCACCATCACGTTATCAACGCGCTGGATACCGGCACTGTTTGCGCCGTACTGAGCACTGAGCGTCATCCGGGTGTTAACCTGAGCCAGCGTCTCCTGAATCAGCGCCACTGCCGTGTTTTGCACCCCACCAGCGGCGTTAGCCGTTTTCCCTGACAGTTCGTCGAAACGGGATGCGGTAGAACTGTCGAGGGTGGACACCGCCTGTGTGAGCTGGGTTACGTTAGCGGTATTGTCCTGCGTCTGTGCCGTCAGTGTATCAACCGCCGTAGCGCGGGCTTGAGCCTCGTCAGAAAGCGCCTGCGTGAGCTGAGTTACCTGTGCCGCGTTCTGGTCAGTTTTCGCCTCCAGGCGCGTCACGTCCGTAACGCGGGCCTGTGTTTCGGTGGCAATCACCTCACGCAACTGAGTGAATGAGGCACTGTTTGCGCCGTTCTGCGCCGACTGCCTCACCACCACATCAGCGATAGCCAGGGCATTACCAATGATAGCCTCTGCCGCCTGCCGGTTCGCGCCCACTGCCGCCGCCAGTTGGTCGGCGTTTTGCCTGACCGCCTCTGCCAGTTCAGCAACCTTTTCACTGCTCTCCACGGCATTTTCAATCAGATCCTTGAACAGTTCGGTATCCTTGATCTGCTCAAGCACGGCATCAGTGATGTCAGACACATCAACACTGGCCTGCCCCCTCACCCAGTCGGTGTAACCCGACTCGTTCCCGGTCCTGTCCACCAGTTGCGCGCGGTACCAGAAAACCTGCCCCGCTTTGAGGCCCATCTGCTGATATTTGCGCAGCGGATAAGGCACGTCCGCCAGTAAAACCGCATCATCAGTCGTACCCGTGGCGCTGTACTGAATTTCCGTTTTCAGCGTGTCATCAGTGTTCGCAGGGAATCCCCAATTCAGTTCAATGCCGAAAACCACAGTGTCTGATGCGGTGAAACCGACAGGTTTAGGCGGATTTCCCGTTTTCCCGGTCAGTGTTGTCTCGGTTGAATATCCCCAGCCTGAGGAAATTTCAGCCGCGTTAATAGCCCGCACCCGCGCAAGATAACGTCCGGTGTAAATGGCCGGCACCTCAAACGATGCGGTAGAACTGCGGGGCACGTTCACCCAGTCGCCATCGTTGCGCCGCCACTGTGCCTCGTACGAAATCGCGTTTGGTGCCTGGTCCCAACTGACGCGCATTGTCTCCAGGCTGATCCCCTGATTCACAACGGCGTAGCTGGAAATGACGATATGCGAAGGCACGGCCTGATTACCCGGCGGAATGACGCTTACCGGGCGCTGATCGATAATCGCGCCTGTATCGATACGGGCATATTTATCCGGATCATGTGCGGCACCCACGATGGTGAATGTGCCGTCGTCATTTTCCGTAACACTGACGACGCGGTACTGCTGGGCATAAAGCGAATCTGACTCAACCACCCACACCGCCTGGGCTTCTGGCGTTGTAGTGAACACCGTCGAAACGGTGACTTTATTACCACTGACAGCCTGAATGGTGCGGCTTTGTGATGCGCCTGTCGGGAGGTTCACCATGATGCGATCACCCGCTACGGCATCCGGCACACGGTCGAGCGTCAGTACCCGACCACTTACTGCGCTGATGCGGCCACCAGTCACTTTTCCGGCCAGGTCCCTGTCGCTGACTGCAATGATGTATCCCGGCTGTGGGATATTCCCGTCAAGACCAACAGAGAAGGTGACCACACGGTCTTTGTTATTGGTCAGAATACCCCAGCGCCCCTTACGGTTTGCCTCCGATTGTCGGGTGCAACCAATAGCTGTCAGTTCAAGCTGGTTAAAACCAAAGCGACGCACCAGATCCTGTTCAAACACGGGTTCCATAGCATCGGAATACGCATTCGCAGGGTCTGAATATGAAACCAGCGCAGTGGTATAGCGGGTTTTGGAGGTATTGCTGCTGTAAGTGAATTTACCGTCAACGGCATTTGCATTCGTGTAGCTGTAATCAATATCTCGGGGCATGTCTGCGAGGGCTACAATCTGATTTCCGCCCCAGTACGTCATCCCCCGGAAAATAGCCGCAAAGTCGCGCAGGACGGTATAAGCGTCGTTACGATCCTGGACGTAAACGTTGCAGGTATAGCGTGGCTCGGTACCATTGCCACCTTTACCGTCAGGGATCAGTTGATCACAGTACTGTGCAACCTGATACAGCATCCATTTATCGATGTTAGCTGCCGTCAGCCTGTCACCCAGCCCAAATCTGTCATTCACTACCAGATCATAAAAAATCCATGCCGGATTATCTGTCCACGCCCACTTAAACGCCCCTGACCATGTACCGCTGTAGGTGCGTGTTTCAGGGGCGTAGGTATCAGGGACGCGGATAACGCGCCCGCGCGGCTCGCAGGATATCTGCGGAATGGAGCCATTAAACTGGCTGGAGTCAAATTCAACATATAGCAACGCCGTGTTTGGATAGCGCAATTTAGCGTCGATCACTTCCGTGTAGCTTTGCAGCGTCATTACGTCGCCGATTTTTGCGCTGTTCGCGTCCGGAGTAATTTTACGCAGGCGAACCGTCCACGTTGTAGCACCGGCTGGCAGATTGATGCGATGGCTGCGCTCGTAATCGCTGGTCGTCTTCCCCGTTACAGATGTGTTGATTATCGTCTGGAAAGCGCCGCCATTTGTCTGCAGGTCAATGGCGTAGTTGATGCTGTAACCCACCAGATCGCCGTCGTCTTCCTGTTTATAAATCGACGGCCATTTAAGGCGCAGGCGAACTGCCGAAACCTGTGTATTCGTGAAGGTGCGCGTCCAGGCTGTTGCGCTGGAAATGGTAATGCCGCCCGCGCTAATCTCGTTTTCACTGCCAGGTATACCCTGGATATATGTTTGCGCCTGTGTACCTGCGCGAAACTCCCAGGTTATACCGCTGAAATTTGACAAACCGTCAGCATTAAGTAACGGCGTGCCATCCAGAAAAATAGACTGCCCGGTGAGGCCGCCGGAAAATTCACCCTCCCCCAGCGCCAGCAGGATTTTCGCTTTCGCAACTGACTGGAGATCGTCAGGCTGTTCTGTCGGCGTACGGTAGCTGGAACTGCCGCCCTTGCGCCCCTGAATTTTCTTATTTGCCATAATGCGCCCATAAAAAAACCGCCAGGCGGCGGTTATTAAATTGAAGTGATTTTATTGCTGGTCTTCAACGTATATTCCGGCAGAAATAATAGCCCCACCGATACGCCGTTTTCCATAAAGAAGCGGCACAGGATACCCCTGAGCGGCTGTATTCGTAACGCTGCCAAATGCGTAAGACGGTTTGTTATCTGCGCCCTGTTTGCTGGCAAGACCTGCGGGCTGTGGCGACAACATCTGAATAACACCACCAGCCATCATTGCTGCACCCATTTGCATGGCATATGGTCCCCAGGTGGCACCTCCCAGCGCCTGACCAAATGCCGTGAATGACCCTATAGCACCAACTACAACCAATACAGCTCCAAGAATAGTTTGAAGGACGCCGCCACGTTTACTACCAATCGTAACAGGAACAATTCGAATAACTTCATCGGACACAGGAAAGCCAAGATCATCCTCACCGATATTCTTTTTGCCGCGAAAAACAGCATAAGTCAGCCCGCGTCGCTGGCTGGATATCATGAATTTTTCAAAGCCGGGGATAGTTGCTGCTAGAGAGCGAGTTGCTTCATGAGTTGTGCTTATTAAGCGGTGATGAGTTTTACCAAAAGTTTTTCCGAGAATTCCGCCAAGCTCGATTTGTATCATTATCTCTTTCATGTTTTTCCCAACAAAAAACCACCCGTAGGTGGTTGTTTTTAGTTTAAGGTCATTGGCAATATATCGACGTTGCCGCTTTGATCTATAAACACTCTGAGAAATCTAGGAGTATTTTCTCTAACTATAAATTCCCGTTCTTTTTTTGGTGCTCCGGAGCATAAGACTTTCCCCATAAATCCAGCTCCAACTATAACCTCACCGGGATTAACATAAGCTGTTACCTTTTCGGACGTATTCAAATCAGCAACAGGCTTACCATCGATAAAAGTAGTTATTGCGCACCCACCTGCTATAAACCCCTTATCTCTAACTATCGTAACCGGGACGCGATTTTCTTTTTTTCCAAAAGACGCTTTGGGGGAAACTTCCTTCGCATAATTTGGGTTAACCGGCTCAGTAGAGCAACCAACCAAACTAATCACAAAAAACAACAGCAATGCGTTTTTCATATCCCTATCCAATTAGCAATAAAAAAATATGTTAACACAAAGTTTTATAACGCAAAATTTTCATTGTTCGTTCTATCCAGTAGCCACCGTACGGAGTGCGATTACTGAGCCGCCCATAAAGATGATGGAGCAACAGATTACCTTCCAGCAGAACTCCGGCGTGATTCCATTTGTTAGCCTGCACTTGCATGATCACAACATCACCCGGCTGTGGGGCGTCAATCACTTCCCTGAACCCGCATTTATGCCAGTTATCCTGATATAAATTGTCGGGGTATTGGTCCTCCCACCACGGATAATCAACGCGGTAATCCGGCAATTCGATATCGTAGGTTTGCCGATAATAGGACATTACCAGCCCCCAGCAGTCGTAAACCCCCAACACAAAAGGCCGCTCCAGCAACGGCAATTCGCCGCGCGGGTTGATTGTACGCAGGTCGCCTTCCGGCCAACTGACGATGTGCCAGGGCACCGCCATCAAATCGCATTGCGCCTTATCCAGTTCGCTGGGCTGAGTCGTTGCGTCAGGATGGCTATGCACGATAGCCGTAACCGTTCCCCAGTCTTCGGCGGTGGCGTAGTCTTCCGGCGACAGAACAAAATGTTCAGTTGGTTCGTTAGCCTGATTACGGCAAGGAAAATATCTCTCCACTCGACTTTTTTGCGCCACGACACCACAACACTCACGGGGATATTCACTAGCGGCATGCGCCATGATGGCATTTATGGTTTTCTGACGCATATCAGCTCCTGATGAGTGACGTGCCGGGGAATCCACCAAAGGAAAGTTCGTTATTTTCACCGAACCGTAACTTGCAGGCCGTTAGCGTGCCGTTGCACTGGTCTAATGAAGGATCAGTTACCGGGTTGTTGTTTTTGTCGAAGTAGTTCGTGCCTGCATAATCACAGCCATCACCGCTGCGGTACTTACCACGAATACACCAGGAACAGAGAGAATGAAGCTGACGGGTCGGGATCATTAAGCCCTGCAGGTCCATCGGGCTGGTTAACAGAAACTCGATTGCCTCTGACGTTTCTGTATTTTTCCCGTCTATATACCAGACCTGCAATGTTTCCTGAGTGGGATCTGCAGTTGGATTACCGGATGGGAAATTTCGCGCATCAAGGTACTGCGCCAGCGTGTCATGTATAGTAACCGTCGCTTTCAACAAGTCGTCATATGCAAGACAAAGCGCCGTGATTGAACCGTCAAGGTTCGCAACTGTCAGTTTTGGCGTGGCACCACTACCGGTTGTCGATTTTTCCAGTCCGTCAATCTGGCAGGGCCACGCCGAATACTCGATACCCTGCCACCAGATGGATTTAGCCGGAAGTTTTGACTCATCCCCACCAGCAGCGACTATTTCCGCTTCTGCATGGGGAATATTGTGATTATGAAACCTCAAAACCTCGCCAACGCCAAACGCGGTACCGTCCACCTCAAACAACCGAACGGTGTTACCCGGTTCCAGTTTCTGATAATCATTGTTTAGATTCATGGTGCAAACGCCTGTTCAAAGGTCACGGAAAGGGTGTATTTTTTGTTGCCCAGTGGCGTGGGCTTATAGCCCGCACAACGGTATAAGCCCAACGGTTCAAGGGGTGGCGTCCACTGAAATGCTTTCACCCCGCCATGCCTGTCCAGAAAAGCTTTTATCGCAGCGATATAGGCTTCGTTCCCCGTAAACTCCAGATTCCACTGTTGCGAGCGCGGATTAGGTCCATCGCCGGAAACCTGCGCATAACCATCCCCAAACTGTGCTTTGCGTGTTCGGAAATTGACTTCCTGCTCCGGGTTGATGCGCGGGCACCAGGTAAATGTTTCGATAGCCATTAACGACCTCCTTTAGCCAGATTCCATACGGCACCGCCTGGAGCAATATCACGCGCCATCAGTTCGCGATAACGGCGCTCAACATAGCTACCAATCTCCTTGCCGAATTGTTCTGTCATACCGCCACCAGCCTGAACGCTGGTATTACCATTACCTTCGATGGTGATATAAACCTGCGGCGAACCGCCTGCCGTCTGAACGTTATTTACATCTGAACTAACAGCACGAACGCCAAGAGAGCCATCAGAGGCTCTGGTCAGTGGCATAATGGCTTCTGGTCCTGCCTCTCCGAAAACTCCCGTGTCTTTTGCAAAAGCGAATGTTTTCGGGGTGCTGTAAACACCGTTGCTGTATGCGCTAAGGGACGGGGAATTTTGCACACCACCCTTGGCGAAAAACTGCAGGTTGTCGGCATATCCCTGTAGCGCCTCTACGTTGACCGTGCCTCCATTTGACGCCGCCGAACCTCCGAAAAAGCCAGCAAAACCACCTACGATTGTGCCCAGCAGTCCCCCAGAAGAGGATGACGATCCGCCAAGAAGACTCACAGCAGCCATCTGCAGTGCGACTTTTTCAAGGATTTGCAGAACCGAAATACCCCAGGATTTCCAGGAGACCTTATTCCCCTCCAGCATTGACGTAACGTTACTGAATGCACCATTTAGCGATGATTTAACGCCATCCGACACGGTCCCGGAGATATTCGACATTTCCTCAAGCCAGGTGTTGTACCCCCGAGAAACACCGTTACGCCAGTTGCCTTCTGACTTCTCAATAGCCTTGTACTTCTTATTAAGCGAAGTCAGCGCTGCATCTTGCTTGGTGCGGGCTTCGTTGGAATTATTACCGCCAGCCTTTTCGAAGGTTTGCTTTATCTGATGTTCTTCGCCATAACGTTGCCGCTGCCTGTCGCTCAATCCAGCGGTATCCATCGTTGTATTGGCTTCATCGTCAAATTTCTGCACAGCTTCGGTAAGTTGTTTCAGCACCTCAACTTGATCGTTCGATTCCTTCACGCCAACTACACGCTGCGTCCAGCGGGCTGACTCAGAGTTATCCGGCTCAGAACGCACCTTATCCTGCGGGTCAAAACCACCCTGCTTATTGGTAGCAACACCAGCCAGCCCCGTCGCCGTAGTTTTGGCGCTGACAAGCTCGGTATTCAGTGCGGCAATCGATCGCTGTGTTTCCCTGGTGACGGCTGCCGCCTGCTTACCGCCCTGCTCGATTATTTTGGAATAATCCAGCCCCATCCGTGAGGCGCGAGCGATTTCGCTCTGAAACGAGCCGGAGTCAGCGGAGACTTTGATGATCACTTCACGCAGCGTAGCCATATTTCCCCCCTAAAAAAGCCCGCGCTCAGCGGGCATCAAAGATCAGACATCCATTTTTCAAGCTCAGAATCTTCTTCCCCCTCCTCTTCCTCCCCTCCCCATTTCAGCAGCAGGTCAGCTATATTCGCTTTACCGCGCTGGGCATTGAATACCGATGCCGATATCTGAGCTGCCTGAACGTCACCACGCCAGTCGCCAATGGGGCTCAGACGGTCATAGGCAATCCACATTTTCAGCTCGCTGGCGGTTATTGTGCTGCGAAGTTCGTGAAGGGTGCGCCCCAATCGGAGTGCCAGAGCCATGAGGAAAAAGGTGAAGGGTTGTTTTACTTTTTTTCGGCCTGGTCCTGATCAATGCTCAGCGACATCGCAACACCAAGAAGGCGTTTGTGAACCTGTCCGTAAATTTCGGCGACAACACTAACATCATCGTCAGAAAAAACCCGTTTCCCGTCTTGATCCAGAAGCACGTCAACGAAAAGAATTGCATCTGCCTCTTTATTCCGGATAAACGCCTGTGTTTCTGTCAGCTTCACAAGCTCTTCATCTTCCGTGACTGTTGGGGCGATAAAATCCCTGACTCGCGCCCATGCTTCGCCGGAGGGTTCGCGAAGAATGACTTTTGCGTTATCCCATTCAGGAACAGTGATGCTTTTAGTGCGGAAAGCCAAATTAGATGCCAGAGCGAGCTCACGTAAATTCAACATTTTTATACTCTCTGCGTTTCAATTAAAGGAAAAGCGCCCGAAGGCGCTTAAGAACCAGATGCTGGCGCGGTGATGCGTTTTGGCTTGCCTTTCACGCGCAGCGAATAGGTTGCGCTAACAACCTGAGATGTCGCAGCAGACCAACTGCTTTGACGAACCTCTACCAGCACATAAAAGCCATTACCGGAGGGAAAAACGACTTTCAGCGCACGCAGCTCGTCATTCTCATACGCAGTCTGCAACGATAATTGCGCTTCTTCGTCGCCCACCCAGTTGCGGGAAATGGACATTTCTGCCGGCGCAGCCAGACCATTGATCTGCTCCTGCTCGGTTGAGCAAAGCGTGGTGACATCGATGTCACTTTTCTGGCCACCCGTATAGCTGATCTCTTTCGTGGCACATTCAGCTTCAAGGAATGTCACGCCCGCCGTCGGAAAACCGGCAGCAACAAAATCGGCTTCGGTAACCGGGGCATTAGAGATACCAATTTTCGTACCCTTTGTTCTTTCATATTTACTGGTCATATTTTCTCCAGACGTAAAAAAACCCGCCGGTGCGGGTTAGTAGATTGATAATACGTGACGATTCAGACAATCACAGTTGCCTCGAGCGAGGCGCGATGAAGACGGGTCTCCGGTTCATATAGCTGCAACTTTTTGATATGTTCCAACCCAAGAACAGACAGACTGGCAAGTGCCTGATCACGGATTTCACGTGCCTCATTCACATCCAGCGAATAAACATCCACTCGAATCGAAACGGTTGATTCGGCCTGCCCACAAAGCATATCGGTCACTGTAACAGTAGGCAGCGAGAAGATAACCCAGGGTGGATTTACTGTAGGCTCCTTCTGCGCATTCAGCGGTACCACATAGGGATAAACCTGACCGTTCGCTAGTGCACCGATCAGGGCATAAATTGTTGCCTCCGTCATTTTGATAGCCCCTCATTAATGTCTCTGTTCATCCAGCCAGGAACAGTTCGTGCCGCCTCTTTCTGCATGAATCAAACGCAGGCCGCACAAAGGGGTGCGGGGGAATGCTCGACGTACCTAACTCAACGAAACGCCACTAAAACGCGTCGCGCCGGTTGCTGGCTTTCATTTTGTTGTTGCAGTTTTCGGTTGCAGGGCTAAGCCCGCGGGGAGTCAGGATAAGTCAGGTATTTTTCAGCGTGAGCAGATAAAGAAAAAAGGCAGATGAATGCAAAAATACATTTTTTCATTACGTTTCCTTAGATCAGGATGATACTGGCCGTGATCTCTTTTAGTGAGGTGCGAATTCTGTTTCAGCAGCGCAGTGACTACGCCAGGAATTGTTATGAATCAGGATGTCTTTCTTTGTGTTCGGGTCCATTACCCGGATGTCTTCTAAAGTCAGGTAGACTGGCTTTACCCAGTCGCAAGCAGTATCGATAACGTCAAGCTTTGCGGGTCCAGTTGTCGCGCAGCTCCCGATCAACATCGTCATCAGGCATATGGTTAACAGTCTGCTGTACATCGCTGGCCTCTTTGATGACTTCAACCCGGCGTTTAGTGGCGGCGATAGCAGCGGCAGCGGTCTGCTCTTGCACGTTGGCCTTTGCCTCTGCTTTACCCTGACTCTTTCCGACACGGTGTGCACCAAACAGAAGAAGGGCCAGAGTGATAATGCCGCCGATAATGGCTTCCAGGGCGCCCATCACTTCGGGTCCGAAGCTGCAGGCTGTTTTACCAGGCGACCAACGATGCCGCACACCGCCACAACCGCAGTGATTGCCCCCATCCAGCTCGCAGGGATCATTGCTTTGACGTCATCGGGTAATTGTGACCAGATAACGGGAATTGTCCCGGCGACAGCAAGAGCCTGAACGCTGAATAACTTCCAGCTTTGTTTCCAGTTTTCGATAACCATCATTCCCCCAATGCGCATATTGCGCGGTTGTAACGGTCAAGGCGATCACCGATGCCGTTCTGACCGCCGTTAATAATTTGCGTGACCCGGCCCACGTCGCCGGGATATTTCAGGCAACCGTTAGTGACGTAAAACCACGCGGCGGATCGCGCGGCGTTTACCTCCTGTTCCAGTTGTTCAGGAGAGGTAACAAGATCAAGTTTCAACGCGATACCACAGCGCCGGTAATTGTTCAGGAAGGTAATGCCAATCAGTCCACGTCCTCGAAATTTCCAGCCATCACCGGGAGCGGTGTTACCAAAACGCTTGCTGTAAACCAGGTTGGCAATCGCGCGCTGACGCTCTACGGGTAAAACTTTCTCATCTGGCTTGCGTCCGAGCGCCTGAGCCTGCTGCGGGGTGATACGCCCCGCACGGACAAAACCCGCAAGACCTGAAACGCTGTAGTTAAAATTTTCCACCAGCGCGCTAAAGCTGGTGCTTTCATGTCCGGCCTGGGCAATAAACATTGCCTGGTCGATTGTGCTGGTAAGGCCAAACTCGGCCATCGCGTCGTTAAGTGGCTGGAGCCAGCGCGAAGCTGAACCGGCGTCAATGGGAACCGCCTTTTGGAACTGATTGAGATTCATTGAACTTTTACCCCGGTAAACCGCTCCCAGAAATACGTCAGTGCGACCGATCCCATCGAGCCGCTAATTCCGGCAGTAGCCAGAATCATGTAAATACTCAGGCCACTTTCAATGCTAATTAACCCACCAATGACACCGGTGAAACCTGAGACGACCATTTGAGCTAACGCGTTTACCCAACTCCATGCTGCTTTGTTTTGTCTGATATCGATCAGATAGCGAACCAGGCCGCCCCAGCCGGCAATGACCAGCAGAACAATCCAGGTAACCCCGGCAATACCTTCTTTATCGTGCATACACTTAGCCATAGATTCACCTCCGATTGAGTCGGGGTGCTATATGAGAGAGATCTGGCCTTCGGGCTCTTTCGTAAAAAGTGAAGGTTGTGTGCGATTCCCGAGGCCAGAAATGAAAAAGGCCCGCCGAAGCGAACCTTTGTTTACGTTAATATTTTTACACTGCGCTCAGCTCAAGGGTTTGCCCGAGAGCCACCAGCGCGTTTTGAAGGGTGGCGATTTTTGTTGAATGGTGTAAGTGCAGAATGCGCGTTACATCCAGCGGTCGCGCATCAATTATTCAGGCCAGTTCAGCGTTTGTAACCCCACGTTGAACAAGGGCATTCAATGCACAAAAACAGCAATGCACAAAAACAACAAACCCCGCCAGTAGGCAGGGTTTTATAATTTATTTCTTACGGGCGTTAATACCCATGATTAGAATCATACAGGACACGTTTATGCAAAGTCAACAGCGTCATGCAAAAAGTTATCGTCATTTATCCGGGCGCATCAATAAGAGGTCACCTTCTCGAATTCTGACGCAGCATGTTTCTCTTCTTTATGAAGCGTATCCACTAGCCTTTCAAAGAAAGGCTTCCAGTTGCGTGACCATGACGACTGATGAAGGTCTGGTAAATACGTCAGGATGGCGCGATGGACCGTTGCAGAAGAAACAGTCGAAAATCCATGGCCATTGCAACGCTTGCATGTTTTGAACACGGGAGCCCCCTTTTCTTTCGTCGCCTTACGGTCGAGTATCTCGCCTTTACCGCCACAGCGACATCGGGCGCTTAGTAGGCCTTTGCCCTCGCAGGCTTTGCATTTGACCGGGAAAATCTCCGTTACCTCTGTCCATTTTTCCCAGTCGGACGGATGAACCGCGCGGGATCGGCTGGCCCAGTAAGGCGCCTTTCCCCACGGATAAGAGACTTTACGTGTAACCTGCGTCCTGGTCGTCTTTCCGGTACCGTTGCAACTAGAACAGGTTGCGTCACTTGCCGCCGAACGTGAGTAATCCGCGAAAGCGAATTGTGCCAGCAACAACATACAATGACTGAATTGCCCGCCAGCCGCCTTTCGGACATTCTTCGGTGCAATCTCCATTGCGTGCCGTACCAGCATCTGCACCGCCAGTTGCTCATCAGATTTGCTAACGCCAGCTTTACCCAAAAAAGCGGCAAGTCCAAAGCGTGCCCGTGTGCTGGTGGTACCCATGGCAGCTTTAACATCAGTACCAGTAAGACGATCCGGAGAAGTCCCTTTTATGCTGTCGCTAATCTGCATACCCTGAGGGCTAAAATGTTTGAGTGATGATTCCAGTTTCATTTTAAAAACCCCTTCTCTCCAGATTTACTGAGTGCGAAAAATCCCCTCGACGTGCCGAAGGTTTCTGCGATGCGATAATGCGCCGGAGCGCCGGTACTGGGATTGAAATTACAGAGACCAGGAGTGCGGACGATCAGTGCGCGCCCGCACACGTATTTGGTGAGATCGATTTTTTTCATGCGGCGTAATCCAGCAACTGAGCGGCGGCGTTTTCAGCGGCCTGCGGTGTGGGAAATGCCCGAAACGCGTCGAAGGATTTCACCAGACTGCTATTTCTGGCGCGTATCCCGGCTTGTTCGCGAAGATATTGCTCTGCTAATTGCAGAAGGATTTTCTCATGCCCGGCATGGTGTGCGACGAGCTGTACATAACCTCGAAGCAGCTTTTCATCGGCCGAAAAAATTGCACCGCCGCCAGGCTGCCAGTAATCAAAGCCCAGGTTAAGGAGCGCAAAGAATTTCCGGTGAAACGCCGGGTTACGCGCTTGCCTGAAATCAGCATATAAAACAGCACCCGGTTTGACCTTTGAGTTGATAAAGGCCCGTGTGTCGGGTGTAGCGGGAATTAATACCCCGCCAGTAGATTTGATAAAGCTATACTGCGCCATCGGTTCCCCCGTTAACGCAGCAATTGTTCAGTAAGTGGTTACCGGTTGTTCAGGCCAGCCCACATTTTATACCTTAACGCACCCGTTTTTAGTGATCGTGTAACCAGCCATTTTTGCTATTTCAATCAGAGCATTAAGTGATGCCACATGTTCATTTTCGTGCACCTGGCGCACGCTGCAGATAACACCGTTTTTACACGTTATAAGGACACGTCCATCCGCTGGGAGTTGCTCTGTTACCTCCTCAATTTCAATCACGTGTCACCTCAGAGTACTGTATATAATAACAGTATTTATACTCTCCAATCATCCGTAGTGCAAATACTTAGGATCACTATTTCTGGAAAATTTACAAAATTTCCTTTTATTACCAAAAGGTTAACAAACCGCCTGTGATGGCGGTTTTATCATGATTTTCTGACAGGTTATGACATCAGGCTGCGATTTCTTTAGCAGAACACACCTCAGGCAGAGTGGTTGTAACCTGTGGCGCAGCAAACGGGGGCGGTGCCGGAACCAACACGGAGCGGCTGCGGGCGCGTGCACCGGCCTTCATATGCCACACAATGACATGGGTCCAGTCGCAACCGTCGTCGGCGTATTTGGTGCGATCAACATAGATAATAGCGGTCATGGTCTTTCCTCGGTTTGGTCAATAGCGCTGGTCAGGCGCGGTTAAAAGGCTTCTTTGCTGTACTTCTGGTCGTAACGGTGTGGCTTTTTAGGATGGCTTGCCTCCAGTTGAATGCGGGTTTTCTCTCTTGCGCAATGCTGATCAATGGGCAGGAAATGCCCGTTACGAAATTCCTGATAAATCACTGTCCCGGCTGCGCTAAAGCGGGATTTTCCAAGGATGACCTCCGCAACGTTAGTTGGTGGCTTATCCAGGTTGTAAACGTCCTCGCGGTATAAGAACAGAATGCTGTCAGCGTCCTGCTCGATAGAGCCAGAATCGCGAAGGTCAGACATGACCGGACGGCGCTGTGCCGCCGGGCGCGTGTCCACGGCGCGGGATAACTGGCTCAGGGCAAATACCGGGGTATGCAGGCGCATCGCCATGGTTTTCAGGCTTCGGGAAATGTGCGCGACGGCGAGATCGTGACGCTCGGCTTTGGGCTTTTTAATCAGGCCCATGTAATCGACCATGATCATGGACAGATGCGGATAACGCCGTTTATGGGTTTCGGCGATAGCCCGGATTTGCTCAACGGTGAGATCCGTTGCATCAACAATCCATATATCCCTGTTATTCAGTAGCTCCAGCGCGCTGGTCAGTTGCGCCCAGTCCCCATCCTCCATATCTTTCGGATTACGCAGGCGCGAAACTGACATATTCCCGGTGCCCGCGATCGAGCGCTCAACAATTTGCCCGGCATGCATTTCCATACTGAAAACCAGCGCGCCTCCGCCACGTCCGGAGACCGCATGAACAATGTTCAGACTGAATTCGGTTTTGCCCATACCCGGGCGGCCAGCAACAACCACTAAATCGGTGGTGTTAATGCCGCCTGTCGCCCGATCCAGGTCTTCTATACCTGTCATTAAATTGCGGGTTTCAGCATCACCATTTATCCGTTTTTGAACCGTATTCATGTAGCGCGGCAACAGATCCTGGATGTGCACCGGCTGAACATGGCCGGTGTCGGCGGTCATATCCAGCAACTGCGCGATAGTGTTCTCTGTGATCTGGTCACGCTGGTCCTGATTGACGGCATTGCGTATGCCGTCAGCACCATCCTGCAGCAAACGTGCCATTTCTCGACTACGCCATGCCTTAACCATTTTTGCGGCGTATCCCTTGAGGTTCGGCACAGTAGCGGGTTGTTTGCAGATTTCCGCCAGGTTACCCAGAGTCCCCTGCCCGCCCAGCGCCTCACTCACAAACAGCAGGTCGATCATGCCGTCCGTCAGTGCCTGTTTTTTTATCTCAGCAAATGCCCGGCGGTAAAATCCAGTGCTGAATGCCGTATCTGGCGTCGTGGCTATAACGTCAAACGCGTCTGGCGTTGCGCCGCCGTTCAGCAGCCCGGCCAGCACGATTGATTCCAGTTCCTGCGGCGTCACAGTGCCCCCTCACGTGTTTTGCGGAGCGTTTCAGGCTTCATTAGGTAGTCAAAGCTGGCACGCCAGCCGTCGTCGTGTTCACCACCGAAATAAAAATCAGAAGCGGTTTCACGGAATCTCTCGAAGTAACCCAGGAATGCCCCGGTTGTCTGGTTTTTCATGTGCGCAGCCAGACGGATAATTGAGCGACGACGGTCGGCGTCCAGTTCTGCCATCGGCATAAGCCCGGCAAAAATTTGATTGAAACCCTCCATGACAGCCGCCGGGTCAATGTTTGCCTCAGTAATGGCCCATTTTTCAGCGTCAGCGATATATCCATCGAACCGGTTCACGCGGCAAATATTCACCGGTTTTGGTAAGCCGCTACCGCGTCGATTCCAGGTTGCCAGCACCCAGCGAATAACCAGTCTGATGTCGTCCAGGCTATATGCTGTCCGGGTGCTTGTCGGTGTCAGCAATACAACGAACGGTTTCATGTCACGGCAGCGGGTCTCTGTTTTGGCGTTGTAGTAGTCCAGGGCTTTTTGAGCGTCAGCGTGAATTCCCATATCCTCCTCCTGCTGGGGATAAGGGGGATCTTTTGGATCAATGGATGATTCAGAATAGTGACCGATTCTGGTGCCACCAGCTGGCATAGGGGGAGTGCTTCCTGGCGGCATACCTGTGTCTTCTTGTGGCACAGGGGGTATGCTTTTTCGCGGCACAGGTTTATCAAGATTTAACGTATAAATGTTTGATGCATTGCCCTTTCCATTTTTAACGCCTGGACGATTAAATTTTTGTAGTAAGCCCATTTCAATCAGGGCTTCAACATGTTCGCGCACGGCACTTCGACTGCATTCACAGTGATCGGCAATATGTTGGTAAGACGGCCAGCATTCACCGTTGTCGTTGGCGTTATCAGCCAGCTTGATAAGGACCAGTTTACGAATTGGGTTGCCCGTTTTAATGCTCATGGCGCGGGCTGTCAGCGTCATGCTCATCGTTAGATCCCCAACAATTCAGCCTGGTATCGGCCCACGTGTTCATCATTAGCTATAGACAGGCGTTGTTTACGAGTTTCAGCTTTTCGCGATCCAGGGGCGTCCTGGTTTTCCGCGTAAATCTGCACCGCATAAATTTCCTCTTCGTCAGAAATAAATACCGGCTCAGCATTCAGGCGAAAGCCATTAAGCCATGTAAGACATTGTGTTTGCATTGGTCTTTCCTCGGCACAGTTAAACGCTGGTCAGGCGCTGTGTTTCCTACTGGGTCTGTAAGGCGCATGCAACGTGCTGCGGTCGGCCTCTCGCATCGAACAGCAGCGCAGCGGTCATTTACAGTTGGCCAGCTCCTGTTGCTAAGCTGCATCATGGGTTGAATGGCTGCGATTTTTGTAAGCCTCAGGGTCATATTTCAAAATCCCTTCTGTGATCAGCGCTAATCGAGCGGCCTTACCTTCTGGCACCAACTCACCCCATGCATATACGGTCGGTGCTTTCACACCGGCGGCCTCAGCAAGCTTTTTCTTACTACCGAAATGGTTGATCGCTTCTCTTGTTAACATGTCCTCTCCCGTTTGTTAGATTTTTCTAACAAACTAGGTGTTCGAGATAACGAAGTCAAGGGAATTTAGAATTATCTAACTATGACGATGCCAGGTGAGCGCATTAGAGCGCGCAGAAAAGAATTGAATCTTACCCAGAGGGCGTTAGCCAAGCTGGTTAAAGTCGCGCATGTTACTATTTCACAATGGGAAACTGGAGATAGTGAACCGGGGGGCAAGAACCTCTTTTCCCTTAGTTCGGCCCTGCAATGCTCACCTACATGGATTCTTTACGGCGACGAAAACAGCGCCCCCAGCGACCCCATTCCCCCGCAAAATCAGCTAAACGAGAGTGAAAAAGAGCTGTTATCGCTATTCGCATCCCTTCCCGAGTCTGAAAAAGAGCGACATTTGTCCGACTTGCGTGAAAAAGTGGCAGATTTCAATCGGTTGTTCGAAGAATTGCTCAAAGCAAGAAACAATAAATAATTAGTTATTTTTCAATCACATAACTTTATCTTTACTCGCATTGTTCGCTTTATCTAATTTTAAAGTTGCATAAAGTGTTAGACGTATCTAAATTAATCAGACCAACAACGCACTAACCACGCGGCAGTTGTTCAGTAAAACGTTCTGACAGTCTGGAAAGACAGACAAAGGATCCGAGGTAAGATCCGGAGTGAATTGCAGTTGCATTGACAGCAATCAGAAGATAAGCACCTGACACCACAACCTTGAAGATGTAAAAAAGCCCACCGAAGTGGGCTCTTTTACCCCGAGCGGAGACCAATCCATCGGGTAGTGGCAACGGGAGACCAATCCCGCGCCGAGGAAAGACCAACGACTATGCCGTGACCCGGCTGAAAGTATATCACAGGAGTCGCTATGGAAGCGCACACCACCACGCTTTCAACTCATCTGTATTTAAACCCGCACGCCAGAAACAAGCTTATGGTCTCCACGACGGATATGTGCAGTCCGATGCCGCAAGACATGTGCCACATCCCGTTTTAGCCGCGCCTGACCAGCGCAAATCCATCAATTGAGGAAAGACCATGATCAGTTTTAACGCATTATTTGAGTCCAAAAAGTTGACGCGGCAAGCTGATGGGCTGGATGCAGGTGTCTGATAAGGGGAGTTTGATTCAGCAGGCCAAAACAGAAAGTCAGGCGCTGAACTACAACCGAAGAGTGCAAAGCATTCTGAGACGTGATCGCGCGGTTATTGGGGAAAATCACTGTTAAGGCAAATGGCGGGGTGAGCTATTCTTCTCGAAAAGTCTTTTTATTCTTCGCCTCAAAAACAAAGGGCTTACCTAATGGTAAGCCCTTGTTTAATCTGGCGGAAGCGCAGTCCGCCATATTAGTGTCCACAAAACTCCATTATCGATTTAATTATCCAATATAAAACAATATGTTGTCATTATTTAGTGTCCAGTAACGTCTTGTATATTTGATTGAAATCTGTCATTTTATGCACCACTCAATGCACCATTGGATATTTTATTTATGACAAAGAAAGCTAAAGAACTGTCCGCGCTTGCTGTTTCTAAACTGAAAGCAGATGGTGACTACTATGTGGGAGGCGCAGACGGCTTATACTTACGAATCGTTAAACAGTCCCGTGTATGGTGTTTACGTCTTGCTATGGGAACCCGTATCAACAAAGCAGGTAAAACAGTTCCTCGTCGTTTGAATATGGGGCTGGGTGCTTATCAGGAACTTTCATTAGCAGAAGCTCGTGATAAAGCTCGTGAGATACGTAAGCAGATCAAAAGCGGTATTGATCCATTGGAAGCAAAACATGCTCGTAAAGCAGCTCAGGAAGCTCAAGCACGTAAGCAAAAGACCTTTAGTGAATGCGCCGAAGCAGTGATAGAAATCAAGAGCAATGAGCTAAAGAACAAAAAGCATGTAGCACAGTGGCGATCTACTCTTGAAACGTATGCTTATCCTATCATTGCTGATAAAGCTGTCAGTGCTATCACAAAAATTGATCTGTTAACGATACTCGAACCAATCTGGTTAACAAAGAATGAAACAGCAAGCCGTTTACGTGGTCGTATCGAAGCCATCATTGATTATGCTAAAGCAAAAGAATTTTTTGAAGGTGATAATCCGGCAGCATGGAAAGGCTCACTTAAACCCCTTCTCCCTCTTCCAAGTAAAGTCCAAGATAAAAATCATCATGCAGCTTTAGCATATGAAGAAATAAGCTCTTTCATGTCTGAATTGAGAAAGAAAAAAGGAATATCAGCTCGTGCGTTAGAGTTTTCCATTCTAACAGTTTCCCGTTCAGGTTGTAAGTATCCCGCATAATCGTGCCATTCACATTTAGAGATCCTCCGGCATAATCAATCTGCCAACAAAGGAGATCGCTATGCGTAAAGCCCGTTTTACTGAGCATCAGATCATTGCCGTAATTAAA